TCATCTCCTTCTTTTGGGAAGAAAATGCTTTCTTCGTAATAGCCTTCGTTGTTCTCGAATCTAACTTTTAGGATTTCATACACAGCATCAGGGTCTTTCTTACCTTTAAGTGTTTCTACCTTAGCTTCTGCGAGCTTAACTCTATGAATCTCATAAGGTTTCAATCTAGGTTTAGATGTTGATACTGACGGTGTTGCTGAGAGGTTAAAATTTAATTCCATATTGTAGATTATTTTAATGTAAAGTCAAATGATGTAATAGTATCTTCTTCTACTGAATCATCTTGAATCATATTTGCTAATTGAATATCCAATGGAATATCTTCACTAGGCTCTTCATCTACTTTACTTGTATCAATCTTATCATCCGTTGATTGTGGTTCCTCTGGAGTCTTATCCCCAATAAGCATAAACAATCCATCCTTATGTGCATGGGGAACTAACGTAAATTGGGAACCATACTCACTAAGAGTTTCATTAGCCTTACCTCTACAACTTACAGTTAAAGAGTTAGTCAGCTTATTTCCTCCCTTAGTTCCAAATGCTTCATTAGAACCTATCACAGGCTTTAGAAGCTTGCCTTGCTTTTCGTACTTAATATCAATTCTATCATCAGGACTGACACCAAGTGCTTCTGCAGCGGCTTCATTCAATATATATTTATTATCTTCAAGAACAATTAAAGGTTCTTTACTATCTGGAAGGGAAGACTTAGACTTCTTTTTGGAAGTACTTTTGGTTTCAACCTTTTTCGCACCAGTTTCTCCTTCATTTATGATTTCGCGAGAGACGGGAGTATACTCCCCTGTCTCTGGGTCGAAATCGAATACAATCAGCATTTTAATCCTCACCATTATATTCCTTAATACGTGAAATTACCATATTCAAATCATTATCTATCAATAGTTCGTCAAATAATCCCATTGGAGACTTAGCGGTGCAAGTTCCGTCCGAATTAGTCTTGAACATATACTTAGGTTTATTTTCTTCATCCTTCTCAATTGTAGTGAAAAGTACATAAGTGAACAAACCTTCCAGAGTAATAACTGAATCCAACATCTTCCCAAGAGTCTTAATCTTTAGATATTGGTTAACTCTATCTCCAATATTTTCACTGTGAGTAGATACCACAATATACAAATCATCACGAAGATTCATTGCATTTTTCAGCACTGAATAAGCATGTTGTGCCATTTCAGTAAATTTCTCATATCCCTTCTCTTTAGCTCTATCCATAGCTTCAAACGCCATGAAATACTGGAAGTCATCAATGATAACATATTTAATCCACGTCATTTTACTGTTAATAAGTTTCAACATTGTTGCAACATTATCAACACTGGTTGTGGTATAGAAGTTTCCTAACTCTTCTGGATTCTTACCAGCAGTATTAAGATTACGATACTTTTTCTTTGCTCCAGGAATACCCGGTCTTTTACCTGTTGTTGTAATGATAAAAGTTTCTTCTGGATTTAAATTTCTGATTGAAGTAGTCTTTCCAGAACCAGACTCTCCACAAATACAAATCATTTCTGCCATTATAGTTTAATACTTATTTGTAAAGGTTTATTTTCTTTGGCATCTATTTTCTTTGGCTGTATCTCTTCATAAGTTTCCTTTACATAATCGGAAGTCAAATACTTCCCGTAATCATAGATTTCGTCAGATTTAGGTAACTCCTTCCAGAGTCCACATTTTCCATAGAACGTAGTTCCTACTTCTATGTCTGACTCACCATAACGATTCTTCAGAACAGTTATGCTTCTAAATCTAGATTGTAATGTCTTTATATCATAACCCTTATATTTATTCAGTCTTTCTCTATGTGGATTGAAAATGGAAATAATGATTTCACTATCCTGCGCTGGAGAACCACTATCCTTAATATCCGAGATTTGCATATTATCAAATCCAGCCTTCTTTCTGTCCATTGAGGTAGAATCTCTATTCGCCTGCATAATAACTAGCGGACTGATTCCACATCTATTTCTCAAAGTAACCAAATAAGATGAAATTAAATCCATTTCTTCCTTTAGGCTTCTTCCTTGGGATTTACGTACAAGACTCAAGTGGTCTATTACTACTAAATGAATCAGGTCTTCGTTGTCTGGCTCATAAATAGTTCTAGTCTCCGTTTCAATGAACTTACCTCTTCCTTCCAGTTCTTTCATTAAAGACGAATACAGAATCTCTGCATTTAAAGCCTTATCATGAACTGTAATAACCTTTTCTACATCATGTAGCCAAGGTAAAGAGTTAAGAACAAGTTGATAGTTTTCCTCACTTAAGGTATATCCCTTCTCTTTAGAAAGTAATTCTTTAGTAGACAATTCAACTCCATATTCCTCGAATATGTGCATACATAACAATTTGGCAAATAGCAATTCACTACTCATTTCCAAACTATAATATGTAACTTTGAATTTATCATCATGTAAGTGTTCAACCAGTGGTCTATAAATGTAAGAATACAAAGCCAATGAAGTCTTACCAGAACCAGTTCCACTAAATAACAGAGTATAAGTTCCCTTAGTTACTCCATCTATAATACTTTCCAACTTGGGCATACCCATACTTAATCCCCAGTTCTTTCCACTTCTTCCTAATGTGATTTGATGTACTAACGAATTTGTTATCATAGAGACCTAATTGCAGAAAAGTTCACACCATCATAATCTCCACTCATTAATATTTCTATATCCTTCCATTTCTGGGATATTACAAATTCACAAATACCAAAATTAATAAAGTTAGTATTTTCTAATGCCCAGTTCAAACACTCCAAAATGTGTTCATGTTCAGCTGGGTTGTGTCTTATGGATTTACCATAAAACCGGAAGAAATCTTCAAGACTGTCAAATTTCTTAGCAATATTACGTAATCCATAGGTCACCCCATTGATGTTCGTAAATGCTGGATAAGCTTCAAATAATTCCTTACCCATATCAAAAGAAGCTCTATAAAAAGTCTTTAAGAAGTTTACGGCAAAATCGACTTGTTCAGGATAAAACTGTTCTCCTTTATTAGGAATCTTATAAGACTTCAATATTATACCTTTATTTTGTAAAGAGATTAAAGTACTTCTTAAATCTCCTCTCATTTCTTCTGGTATTGCTAAGAATCTAAAAACGTATTCAGGGTTATATTCTTCTTTCGCAAGAAGTAAAATTCTAATTGTAAATAGCTCATTTGGAGAAATTTGATACTTCTCTAAAATTGCCAGCTCATTGTCTATTGTTAAACTTAATTTATCCAAACAGTTAAAAATTAAATAAGTAATTTATTAATCTCTAACTGTAATCACTTTAATCTCCTTTCAGAGCGTTATCAATTACATACGGTTCTAAGAACTCCTTTAACAGCTCGTCTACCCTATGGTCTATAGCTGCTACACTATAAAGTTGGTCGTCGACGGTAAAAAAGTCCATGTTTTCTGTTGCGTCTAGGATTCTAGCTAACAACAGTAATTCTACTTGTCTTTCTAATATCATTTTGAATTGGATTACAAAGATAATAAAAATATTTGACATTTCCAAACTCAAGTGAGATTTAGGCAAATTTAACCTAAATCACTTGGTCGGTCCTGTCCATGTTTTGAGGAAGGATTCGAGATTTCTTTGACACTCGGCTGGGTCTGCGTAGGTATGTTTACTATCCCAGCATTGATACCCACACTCTACTGCCCAGGTCCATCCCCAAAGCTCCTCAACCTTATCATAGTCATAATACATAGCTATGTCATAGCTCTTTCCTGCTTCTTCTATTGTCATATTAATATCTAAACATAAAAGTCATTGGTTTCTTCTTTATCTCTTCAAAAGGTTCTCTTTTCAATACGTGCATTAATTGTTCTTCGTCTAAAGTTACATACTTTTTATTGGCATGTGACTTATTAAACCACTCTTCTTCAACAGTTCCTCTTACTACAAAAGTAAATATTTCTGCACGCTTGTTCGGGGCAAACCTAACTACTCTTCCAGTTCTTTGTATCATTTTGGTAGGACTCGAATCCATTCCTAGAATTATAGCTACAGATAATCCAGAAACATCCATTCCCTCATCTGCTTTTTTAACGGTATTTAATACCCCAGTATCCATTTTACTGAACTCTTCAAGAGTTATTCTGCTTTTCTTTTTTGAATCTTTTCCAGTATAAACAGACCCTCGTTTTATTTTTTCTGCAATTTTAGTAGTCGCAGAAAATGTGACTATTTTACAATCCTGCCTGTAATCACAAATTAATTGAGTAAGTCTGATTTTATCTGGGTGATTATAAATGAATTGTTTTCTTTGCTGCATAGTTCTTGCAAAACCAACAGCATGAAATGTGATATCCTTTAGAATTTCAGACTTTATTTTCCCATCCTTTATCTTGTCTCTTTCACATATAAAGTCTCTATAAGCCATTCTATATTTATAACCCTCCTTACCAATCATTTGCATGGCTAAAGAGAAGTTATAATCAAAGTAAGAGAAGTGTTCAGTAAACTCTCTATTATATTTCTGGTACTCGGAGATATCTGCATCAATATACACTTTATATTCAACATAATCAGAAACCCATCCATTCTGAAGAGCTTCTTCAAGAGAAATAGTATCAATAATTGGACAATATTTCTCAATAATTTTATGTCTTCCATCAAGTCTCTCAAGTGTTGCGGTTAGACCAAGTATCATTCGATATTTTACCTTTTCAAATACTTCGCTAAATGTATCAGCCCCCATTCTATGAATTTCATCAATAATGAGAATATCACAAGTCCATTCATGCTTTACGACTGTGTTGATTACCACAACCTCTGCGTTCATGAAAATTCCGTGTTTAGTAAGGTTCATAATCCATTGTTCTTTAAGCAAATCAGTTGGGACTACAACCAATATTCTAAACTGTGGATATTTAGCCAATACACTTTTTGCACATTTGATTGCAGTATAGGTCTTACCTACACCAGTACCATATTCTAAAGTTCCTTTACATTTATTATCAATCCATTTAATTCTTCCTTCTTCCTGCCGTTCATCCCTTGTTGGTGGTGTAAATAAGTCCAAATTAGATAATAGATGCTAATACTACATAATTATCTACAGGAATAGTAACAAGTTTTCCCAACGAGAGGTACAAATATAATATAGCTTTAAGAAGGAAAAACTCAATTTTAGAGAGTGTACCCATGATATTCAGCAACCTTTTCTATTTGCCCCATTCTGGTCTCCCACTGCTCGATGTGATACTTCACTTCTTCTTCAAGTAAGAACAATACTTTATCTCTCAAAGTAGTCAGCTGCTCGGTCGTTAAATCGAAATACTTCTTACTCTTTAAGTTAATCATTGCTCTTAGCTGTCCATACGTCAATCCTCTCGAATTTACATATAGATTAGCAGTAGATTTTAGATTAAGACGTTCCCTTACTACTTCTAATCTATCTCTGATATTACCGTTTTCGTCCTTTTCAGTCAAGTCTTTCATTTCCTGTGGAGTAAACCATAATCCCTGTTTCAAGATAAAGGTAAGGGTTATATGTTGTTTATTAAATTTACCTAATGCATCTAAGCATCCGTCTAATACTAGTTCGATAGGTATGCTTGCAAACTCCAATGGAATACCATTAGTAAGAGTAGAGATAGGATATTCTTTTAGTTTATCCTTAGTAAGTTGTTCCTTATTGGCTTCAATGACTTTACTCAAATCATTTCTATAAAGGAATCTTGGATAGCGCTTTCTATCTTCTGTCTCTTTCTCAAGATAGCGAAGATAAAGCTCCGTATTACATTTGTCTCTCTGTTCTTTGATGATATCTAACAATACATATCTTCCCGGATGAGTTTTGTCAGTGTTATACAACATGGATTTACAATGCTGATAGAACTTTCTCAATTGTTCTTCAGTACAATCAACCAAACGATATTCTGGCTGAATTCTTTCTCCATTCACTTCTTCTCTCTCACCCTTCCATACGAAAGATTTAATATTGTTGTCTTTTGCTGCAAGCGCTTCTTCTAGTTTTTCTTTAACTGTCATAACTTTTATAAACTTTTACTATCCTTAAATTTTCATCATCTATTTGTTTTAAAAGTTATCTATTGTGCTCTTAGCCGTTACATGTACATAACATATGGTTTCTTTTCCTCTGGTTTAGGTATAAACTTTATAAATTGTATGTTATTGTAATTATAGGGAATCATTTTACTCCCATCGAACCATGTATCAATTCCGGCTCTAATCTCTTTATACTCTAGAAAGCCTATTTCTCCCAGACGTAGCGAGCGATGCTCCCAATTCGGGAACTGCACACACATAAGATACTCTTTACTTTCTAAATCCTGAAATACATACGTGACATATTGTTCGGGGTCTGTGTTACTCGCAACCAGTTTCGCAAGTATTGTTATCATCCTCTATAATGTAGTCACGAATAAGGTCTTCCTTATCTGTTTCCGTGTCTTCATCTGTGGGGATTGCACAATACTCAATCCAGTCTTCCATGTAGCTATCAAACACCTCATTGGCATATGCTACCAATTCCGGGTCTTCATCGTCTCTATCCCAACCAAGTTCTCTATGAGCTTCTTCCATTGCATCAGCATAGGTACCTAAGCCATTAGCTCCCTCGTAGGAATCATATTCCTCACAAGCTGCTGCCCATGCTTCATGTTCTGCATCTTCATGAGATTCAAATAGGCCCGTATACTGATACTTTTTACCACCAAAGCCTCCGCCGAGTCCGGCGTATATGTTATATTCTCTCATTTTATTTCTGTCAATTTCTTTTACTGCCATAATACATTATATTCAGGAATTTCAATTCCGAGTTCCGTACACTTGTTATATTGGGCTTGCGAGATTCTACCTCTATAATCGGGTATTCCATTCATTATACGAATCCAGCCGGATGCTTCTAATTCTGACACTGTTTTCTTGAAGTAATAATAAGCAAGGTCATCATGTTGCATCCATTCACAAGGATATGTATGCCCTTCTCTATCAATCCAGCCATTATTTTTCCACTCCTTACCACGAGGGTCAAGGTAAGTATCTTTAAAGTCGAGGTCTTCAAAATCATCAGCTTCTACTTCCTCAAGCACTTCAAAACAACTTACTGGACACCTACCATAGTTTCCTGTATAACACAAGACGTCTACTCCATCATGGTAATCTTCAATGTCTTCATCCCGTATTTGTCTCCAACCAGCTTGAGCACGAGGAAGTCCTGGTTCTATTATTTTTATAAACAAGCCCATATAGTAATCAGCATTATATAATACAAATACGTTTTCATTTCTTAAATAACCAATATAGAATTTTGTTTTCTTCCCAGCCTTTCCACTTAAATTGTATGAAGCTTATTGCAGTTACTAAAATAAACGCAAGAGCCACATTTAAAAATGGAATTATACAAACAGCATAAAGTAATATCTTTACAATGTTAGGAACTTTAATCTTTTTTCCACCCCAGTCATCGTAAGCATACTTATTTGCTATCTTTATCCACCAAGATATTACTATAATGGATACAATTATTGTTATTAAATATGTCATTTTATTTTTCTCTATAATCTACACAACCATACTTCGCAAAGTCACAAATCTTCTTTTCAATTCCTGCAAAACAAGGATACTTAGCACATTCCTTACAAGTACGTGCAGGATATTTATATTTAACCCCATCTTTATCCTTATCTATTGCCTGCTTTTTTGCCACTAGTTTTAGGTTTATAGTTTTCACAAAATTTGACAGCAGCATCTAATGCTTCACTGTACTTCAAATATCCAGCTCTAGGCAATCCATTATTCGAATCTGCCCAATGTGCTGTTGTGACATTACCGATATATACTCCGGCAGTCCATAACCACTGACCTTTACTTTGTTGTGGAAAAATACAGATTCGGAATCCTTTTGCTTCCCATTGTTCGATTGTATCAATCATCGGCTAACCATGCTAAGAATATTGCCCAAGCAACACATATAAAGCACATAGCTATTACATTGCTTACTAATAAGGATATTATAGCAGCTCCAACAATTAATCCAATCCAATACCTTACGTCTTTCATTTTATAAATAATACTGCAAATAATCCTGCTGCAACAGTAAACCCACCTATGGATAAATTCCTAAGTTTCTTTACTCGTTTCTCCTTCTTGGCTAATTGTATATTCAAAGAATTAATAACTTGGTCATTAATATCTGCTTGCAACATACACCTATTCAATTGGGACAGCCTTAGAGAGTCCATTGCAGTCAAGTTCTTATTAATAGTCTCCAGACCATTTACTTGCTGAATTAATAAATCTACTTCTTTAGAAAGCTTTCTATGCTCTAAAAAGATTAGATTAGTGTGCTTCAACTGTTGGGGAGTTATCACCACCAAAGAATCTTCCGTAACTTTCGGATAGGTAGTCTGAGAAAAACTTGACATCGTCCCCAAGAGGCTGATTAGTAATATCAATATAATCTGCTTCATATTTTTCACGAATTTTAATTATTTTTACTTTAGTAGTATCAACAGCATTACGTAAACTATCGTTAATTTTATTGATACTGCTGATGTGATTATTTAAAGAGTCGATGTCTCTCACCAACTCTTTATAATCATCACTGGGAGATGTCGGAAGGTTTTTTCTGTAGACTCTATCCATAATAGTCATTGTACCTGCTATGCAGATTAATGCTATTAATAGATAAAGTGCCCAGTTATCCTTCATTATAATTCTCCTCTTCTTTGCAATTCGGCATCATATTGCAGACACTCGCTAAGGATTTCGAGTTCCCAATCCGGAGCAGTCAACAGATAATCATGAACTTCCTTCATTCTTGGGCTCAGACTTTGACGTTTTTCTTCAAGTTCAAGTTCGAAGAAATATCTTTCTGCATCAGCTTTATAAGCTGCAAGATACTTACCCGGATTCTTTTCAAAGAACTCTGCTTCCTGTTCAAGAACAGCCTGTACCATAGTAGAATTGATAACACCACAAGTGTCAGCGCGAAGGATAGTGAATGGGTTTTCTTTTGCCTTTCTTTCAGCTTCGGTTATACCAATTCCACGAACATATTCATCACCATCACGTCTTACTGCAATACCCAGGCGAAGTTGTTTTACTTCTGTATCGCTTGCGTTGTCGTCACCTTCCTCAATCGGGCAACTAAGTGCACAGATTGTATACTCACGTTCGTCACCTTTATAATCAATAAAAGTTCCTTCAATAAATTCAGCTACTTTTTTCATTTTGTTTATTTTTTAATGTTTATTAATCGTCATTTGGGTTTCTTCCCGGATAATCCAGATAGAAACTCAGGATAGTATCCTGTTTAGTTTGCCAGTCAGTGTCCTCATTTGCCATTTCAGCAATAGTACGACTGATTGACTCTTCTTCGATTTGTTCCAGAACAAGTTTACCATGTTCATCATCGTTGCCTTTCAACCATGCTTCTGTAGCCCAATCACCTTCCTGTATAGCCTGCTTTACAATCTTATTAATTGATTCTGTAGTTTCGATTTCTCTGTCTACAGTAGCTTCGAATGGATAGGCTCTATTAGGAATATCTACATTTATAGCTTCAATTCTTGGATACTGAAATTCGGCATCATTATAGTTTAGATACCAAAGAATCCAGTTGTGATGATTATCTTCTTCATCAGCTCTTAGAATAAAGTATTCTTCAAGCTTCGGAAGTCCTTGACAACTAAAATAGTTGGCAAATGTTCTGTAAAGGTTGTGATTGCTCAATTCTGCACCGAGTTGTTTTACCAACATTTCAATCATTGCATGACTAAGAGTACATACTCTTCTGCTCTTGTCGATTGTTTGCTCGGTCTTTGCCATTGTAGGAGCAACACTATCGTTTTTTACGACTGGTCTTTCGCTTTCCTTTTTCTCCATTTTTATCATATAATTTAAATCCATTACTCTCAATATATGACATAGGAGCGCCAACCCATGCAACACATTTCATATAAGTACATGTCTTGGTCTTTACGGTTTCGCACTCCTTAAACTTGCCAATTGGTTTATCAGTTGAGTAGTGTTGAGAGCCTACACATTCAGCTCTATCCTTGAAGATTCTATAAAGATTCACTTCGTAGATAAAGCTGTCTGTCACTACTACTTTAACGTCCCCAGAATGGTAGACTGGTTCCGGTGTAGGTTTTGCCATTCCATGAATAGTTTACAAGGTTGTCTTTGTACTTTGCCAAGATTTTTGGAATATCACTTTGTCCACATTTAATGGATAAAGTGGTCTTTCCACCCTTCGGAACCTTGTGTAACCTTACTATGAGCTTGTCATAGAACGGAATACTCTTTTTCTTTCCTGCCCATCGGGTAAGAAACTCGGTCTTGTCACGAGCCCGCTCACGCTTCAGGATGAATTTTTCGGAAGGAGTCTTAGTCCAAACCGAAGGGTCTCTCGGCACAAGTGGTGGAACACGTAATCCCAACGCTACCATTTCTGCGTCGTTATATACATCAACTCTTAATTCTTCGTCACTCTGTTGTACTCTTTTTGGTTTTTCAATCTTTTTCATGATTATAATTATTTATTGATTTGAATTAATGATATTCCACCCTTGTATCCATTACTGGCTACGATATATTCATTACCTTTGTAAGTAAAGGTATGTATAGTACCGTCATTTCGTATACTGGAACTGAATGTTCCTATACGATTAATAACAATACCATTATAACTCCCATTTGCAGTTGGAGTTCCACTGCAACCTACCATGAGAACTATTCCCAAGGTAAGTCCTAACAATACTTTTTTCAAATTTTCTTAAACAAAAATTTAAAGACTATACTATGTTTACTAAGCTTATCCATTTCGTCTTTGGACATGTCACTTATTGCTCTAAAAATCAATATTAAAAATGCTAAATTAATAAGTGGAATGAGTGTAGCAAGTACTCCAATGATAGCATGAATTAGTAAAACTTCGTCTCCTTCTCCCTTTGCTAGTTTATATGCCGTAATTAATAAGTCTGTTAACAACAGAACCGGCAGTACATAAAATATTAAAATTACAAATATCATACAGAACGAACTGTTTTGCAGATGTTACACTTATAGATTTTGTTCTCGTAATCACATAAGGAGTGACTTGTCTGACCTTGACAGCGGGCACAGAAGAGACTCTTCACTGGAACGTACACTTCTTTTCTTTCTGTCTTTTTCTTGGATTCTTTTTTCATATTCGTTAAATGCTTTAATTACCATACGTTTTACAGTAGGATTGTTCTTTCTTTTATAAAAGTCATTCCACCTTCCTGTTTTATAAATCCAGTCAATGTCTTCGGAATTTATGTAACTTACTAAAATTACTTCACTTCCATAATTTGATTCATAGTTAACTAATTCCCCACCTACCATTAAAGTAAAATGGTTACAATTAACCAAACTATTTCCACCAACGTAAGACTGCCTATTCTTAAGGGCTTTCCTTGCTTTTAGTCGATTGGTTTTACAAAATTTCTTTGAAAAAGTCCAATCCTCTATTGCAAGTTTATACTTTATCTTACGTTTATCAAGTTCACGGGCCACTAAATAAGCAAAATAACAGCAACCTCCAGAATTTATGTTAAATTTTTCTTCACAAGTAGCTGCCACTGCATTTATAGTCTCAATTAATTCGGTATACATATTTTTTCAATTTCCTTCTGAATCTGTTTATAGTCTTCCAAATACTTTTTTAAAGATATGGCACCATCTCCATGTTTGGACTGTATTCTATAGCTGATAATTCGTTTTATAGCAGCATCTAAAGGCAATCCATACCCAGCAATTTTAAATTCCTCTCTTGGTTCTCCACCTTTGGGCCTTACAATATGTAAAAGCTCAAGGTCGAACATTGGAGAAGATTCATTTACTGGAGTTAACCGAAAGTCTTTTTCTTCAATCGTCATTTATTATTTCATCAATTACAATGCTTTGTGAGACATAGTTTGGAGCTCCTCCCATATCTTCTCCCTGATAATAGTAACTTCCTTTAGGAATATGACAACGTACCATTACTACTTCGTCGTTTTCTTCGCGGATAGTACTAAAATCCTCGTGACAGTCACAGGAATGAATAAAACTGTGGAATCCTCCATGGTCTATCACGTTAAAGTAAATTCCTCCAACTGCAATATTCGAGAAATCTTCTTCCGTAGTATAACACTTACCTATTTCATAAGGAAATTTCAAGAAATAAGAGGTTAATTGTCCTTCCTTGAAATTTAGAAACTTGTAACAAGGGACATTGTGTTCCGCAAGTGTGGGCTTAAGAGCAGATGTTCCAGAGACAGGAATATACAGACACATAGCTAAACCTCCTCTACTTTATAGATAGAATTTTTAGTATATACCAAATTATCCTCTATCTTTAATACTTCGGAAGTGTGGAAGTAATCCAGTATTCCTCTATCTCCACTCATTTCCAACATCCAGCCAACCTTTACTCCTAAAAGCCTTCCTTCCATTGTATAGCCTTCTTCGATACCGTTAGGATGCCCGTCTTTATATCTAACGGATTCCAGTTTGGTTAATCGAACTTTCTTTCCAATTAATTCTTCTACTTTACTCATTTGTGTTTTCTTTTTTAATCCAATTACAGGTTTAGAACTCGGCACAAATAGTTCCATAATTAAAACGGATAAATTAAACCTTGATTAACAAATTGTGTCATTAACATATCCTCTGTCAGTCTAGGTTCAAATTCTACTCTATTATCCAGAATGGCATTGAACTCTGCTGCTAAAGCCTTTACATTCAGAACTTTACATAAGTTCGGATTCTTGACAGCGCCAGTGATTGCCTTTACCTCTATGGTGTTATTACTATAATGATATTTAATCCTAACTTTAATGACGTCAGAAAGGATTTTATACTTTAGTACGGCATGTACATACTGCCCATCCTTTGTGTCAGGAAGTAGGATGAACTTCTTAATTTTCTTTTTAGTCATGAATTAAGTCAAAAAAAAATAAGCCCCACCCACATAGCTAAGTGTATATGGATAGGGCTTTTAAGATTAGTTTTAGATATTATACTGCTTATTTAGATTTGTTCAGTTTGTCGGCGATATCCATTACCATCTTCAAACCTACTGCATCCATTGCATTACCTCCATTGCTGCCACCCATCATGACATCAGGAACCCACTTAACCTCTGATTTAGACAATGCTTCTGCTACACCAACAGTTGTCTTATAGTCCCATTCAGCTTTCTCCTGTGGAGTTAAACCTGCTTGAACTTTAAGTTTATTAGCTTCTGCTTCTGCTCTACCTTCAGCGATAATTTTCTTAGCTTTCTCATTAGCTTCTTTAGCTTGCAACTCAGCCACTTCAAACGCTTGTTGTGCTTTAGTTACTTCTACAGCCTTAACTTTTTCCTGTTCCCATTTAGCCTGTGCTGCGGATGCTTTACCTTCTTCTTCAATCTGAATTGTTTTCTGAACAGCTTCCAACGCTTTAGCCTTTGCAGTTACAATAGACATATCAGCTTCTCTTTGCTTAGAAATTTGAGCTAAAGTTGCTGATTCATACTCAAGGTCGTTAATTGATAATTGAGAAACTTTCAAACCATAGAAAGCAAACGGAGATTCTTCCTGTCTTTTCACACCATTAGGAGCAAGACTATCCGAAATTGCTTCTGCTACTTTCTGTAATTGTTTTTCACCAGTAAGAGGATTGATAGTTTCTACTGTCTTAACACGAGTCTTATAAACACCATAATTCAACTGGTCTGTAATAAGTGCAATTAAGTCAGTTCTTTTCTCACTTACTGATTCCAATGAAGACATAAGAGGGCCACATGATATAACTACTTTACCAAGAGTCGGTTTAACTAAGTCTTTAATAAGTCTCTCCTGTGAACCATAGTGAGTTTGAATACGTTCAAGATACTTTTGCTCTAACGGCATTTCTACTCGAACTGAACCCAATACGAAACCTTTACCCTTATCATTGTAAGTAATAGCCATTGCCGGATTTTCCATACTTACATCCACAGATACGTTACCTTCTTGGTCTTTCTTTACTTCATTGAACCAAATCTGACTGGTTTTGTCATAAACGGATACATTGCCGAACTTCTGCCATTGGAAACCACCATTGGTCCAATATTCATACGTACCGGAGATAGGAATTTGATTGATACCAATCTTACTCTTATCCATGTCTTCCATCAACATCGGGAAACAAGCAATTAACACTACGGCAAAAATGCCAACAATAATACCTAAAAGTTTAAATCTTTTCATTGTTTTTAAATATTTAAAAATTATACAATCTTATTTATAGCTCTCTGGATTTGCTATCCAGTAATAGAATGGAATAATACACCTTACAAGTGTAATTTTCCTGTTAGTTAATTTGAACGCACCGAGCAAGTGGAACACTAACATACCGTAATATATTGCCAATAGCAACATAATTACGAAAACCATGACTTTAAATGCTATCATTCTTTCTTTTTACTTAGAGTTTCAACAATCCAATTGCCAAAATCATCCTGAATCTTTGCGGCTTTCTCTGCTGAAAGATTCAATCCTCCAGTACCAAGTAAATAACCCCAACCACGAATCAACATGATTTTAAACCACTTATCCTCCCTTTTAATAGAGATATACCCATCCTCATATTTCAAAGGATGTTCAATACTCTGGCTGTCATCACCATTAAGAATATTAATTATCTTATTCTGTGATTCTTCTGCCACGTGCAACACATCTTCATCCCCGCTTTTGTATCTGCGAAGGAAATCAAATGCCATGTGTCCATTTGCATGGAACACTTTATCCACACCTTCATATTTCTCTAAAGGTAGCTTATATACTTTTTTAAAATCCATACTTATGTTTTTGGCTGAGTAATGTAAAAGTTTTCAATTCCTTGTTCTATGGCTTTAATAAGAGCTTCCTTGTATTCATTAAATCCAAAAGGAGAAAATATTCTCTCGTAACAAGGTTTTCCTGCTGTTGATTTCTCGTGGTTCAACAAGAATGTTTCTGCTGTAAAATATCCAGTACTTCGTCTAATTCCTACTGATGCAAGAATATCGAGATTAATTAAGTTTTGCTGAATATCTACAAGTTGAGAGAGACTTAGAGAAGATTTGTGTGTTTCAAATAACTCTTTTAAATCTTCAAGTTCGTTCTGTAGTTTCATAATGTTCAATCAATTTATCAAATGCTTTAACTCTAGCATTGTGTCCTTCCTCGCTATCTGGAGTCCACCAAAATGCCTTACCGTTTCTATCCCTTGGAGCATTAAGAAAATTCCTGTTAAATTCAGGAAATAGTGCTACTATATCACGTTCATTGTATATAGTACTACCTCTTTCAGTCCCAGCCATAGCGTGCTCAATACAAAAACACATTCCCCAATATTCTGGGTGTTCTACAAACAGCTTTTTAGCTTGCTTGAGAACCTTAAGTTTTTCCGAATTTGTCATAAATTTACAATAATTTTATCCTCCTCCTTTAAAAGTTCTGCTGGAGTGTTATATCCGTGCAGTTTACCGCAACGAACACACCATACTACTCCATAAGAATTTTCTCTCGGTTTACATTTGCCTTTAGCACAAAACTTGGCAACTTTTTGATAGTTTTCTTTATCCATTGTAATTTAGATTATACAAAAAATCCCCGAACTTTAATAAGTCCGAGGATTATTTAGACGTTAAATGATAAGAGTTACACTCACTACAGTAGTAATACCTTCTTTCATTACGTAAAGGATTGTAATTTCCAACTCTTTTACATTGGGATAATGCAAACATTGCTCCCAACTTATCATACTTTCTTTTCTTACACATTAGCTTAACCAAATAGTTAAAAATTCATCTTCAGAGATTTCAAGTAAATGCTTCTCATACCGCTACTTTTAGTACCCCGTGCTGGATTCAAACCAGCGACCCGCACATTAGAAGTGTGCTGCTCTATTCACTGAGCTAACAGGGCAGGTGTAGGTATTTATCTCGTTACACCTACGGGTCCGGCAATCCTATCTTATATACCGCGTGAGCTAGCGGTCTATGCCCAGTACAAAGACCTTAATCTATGTGTGGGACTTTTGTCCATTTTAAAGTGCATTACGGCAGGATATACCTACCAAGTGCACTGGTACTCCTAACAGCACTCCTATGGAATTACCCAATGGTCTGTCACCTATTCTAATAGAGATAAGGGTCGAAATACATCTTTCTTACTTATCAGTTTTAAGGTTCAAGGGCTCTGGTTTGAGTACTTTAATATAGCCCTTTATTATTTGGAGAGCAGCCGTTCTCTCCATGTCCGGTTCGTGCTCTACAGAGCATACAAGGTTTCGATATTATCGCAGAGGCCGGCTTCCCTTACTCCGAACGGCTTTCTTGTAATTCATCCCACGGAATATACCAATAAGTTTCAAATTCTTCATCAGACAAGATTACATCAGAATCTTCAAATCCAGTCCAACCCATACTACTTCTAAATCCTACGATACAGTCATTTTCACGACTTTCGGAGTTATATCCTACTAAGACAGCTTCCTGACCTTCAACAATAAAGGTTTCTCCAATGCATTCCTTTATTTCAGTAGGAATGTGTTCTTCATACAGGCTTTCTGGAATCATATAGCAGGGATGCCCATCAACTGCATAGCAGGAAATGCATTCTCCCCATCTCTCGTGTTCCATAAAGTCTATAACTTCAGGAAACCCAACCATTACATATTTTTCCATATTACCTTCCTTTTACTGAACCGGGTTTCTTATTTGCTGCTTGGTAATCTTTACCTTGTCTGTCCCACCAATCTTGGCGAGCTTTAAGTCTTGCTAATTTCTTTTTATATTTCATGTTTTATAAATTTGATTAATCCCACCAACTTCTCATTCTGTATGTTCTAATAAGATTATACAGATGTAAAGCTTTAGCTTGTCTCAAATCATCGAGGTAGTAATCGGAAGAAGGAATTGGACATCGAGATATAAACCTTTTCCAATTCTTACTGTTTACATAAGGAAGTGTTCTAGTACCATTAAAGAAGTAACCTTTTGGGTCTCTTTCCATAATAATATCAATCAGCTTTATGCATAGATTGATTTCAGAAACCATTTGTTCCCATCCATGTACCAATTGAGATTCAGCAAAATATTTGGACATTCTCTTAAGCTTGAATTGTTCTAACTCGAGCATATATGCCCAGTCCCAATCTCTATCTTCTTTAAGAAGTTTAGAGTATTTTTTAACTGTTGTGCTTCTATTTCTACTCATATATTTATTCATTCACATTGAATGTTTCCTTACACCACCCTATCCATGTTCTTTTTATATTTGTCAATATATTTTTTATAGAAAGAGATGGAATCTGACGCATCAAATATATTACATACAGTGTATTTACAATTGGACACAAAATGATTACGAATGAAACAGGGTTAATAGAAATCTCTATTTTTGCATAATCACAAATAAATGTGTATGAAATGAGAGTAACTAAATACAATATAACTGAAAATAACAATAATGTATTCATAATCTAATTAATTTTTAAAGTTAGTTGGGCTACTAGGATTCGAACCTAGACTGCCTTAAATGGTTTTCACTAATTCTTTTAATTCCTTTGCAGAACTAGGCAATTCATAAGTTTTCATCCATTTTCGTACCGCATTATCAGATACTTCATATTTTTTACCTACTTGTACAAAAGATTTCAATTCTTTAAAATCATGTAATAATTGTTCTTTACTAGGTCTGTCCTCTACCTTTCGTGTATGCTTACGAGAACATACTGTACAATAAACTGCACCTCTTGTAATTTCCGAACCACAGTCCTTGCAATAATATTTAGTTTGTTCCACATTAGCACTTCCACAATAGTTGTCAGTTTGTGAGTGACAATTAGGACATAATAGTTGCAAATTATCTAAACTGTTATTGTTTGGATTCCCATCAACATGATGGAGTTGCAAAGTAATAGGTTTGTTTTGCCATTCTGTCAATCCACAAATTGCACATCTGTTTTCTATTAAATTTTCCTTCAATAGCTTCTTCTTTAGCGCAAATGTTCCAATCTTTTTATCAGAATTTAGATATTCAGAGGCACTTATATAAGAAGTCTTATAACTTCTAGCCCTACCTGTAAAGTGCGAATAATCTATATTATTAGTATCTAATATATTTTTAAGAGTTTTACTATTATTTCCTTGTCTTGGAACTCCTATTTTATCTAAAACTTCAGTAAAATTAATAGATTCTTTTACTGCAATTTTAATTTCTCCTAAATCCCATTCGTATTTACTCATAATTATTATTTTTAGTCAATGCTAATATAATAATTATTTTCGAACCTACAAACTTCGAGTTAGAAATCTTATAAACACTAATAATGTGATTAAATTATCCTACTGTTGTTGTCTCGGAGGAGTACGATTCCCCAATTTCAGGACCAAAACCTGACGTGTTGCCAATTACACCACGAGACAGCGATAAGATTAGTGACTACCACTACACTATAGCCCAATAATCAGATGACTTTTCTACATATTTTACCTCTAAGTAGTAGAGGGTTCTACTTATCCTAACTCTAGTATTTGTTGTTACATTGCTGTAAGTCATCTTTGTTGTTTATTTTAGCTAAATGGAATCTGATACTATTTCCAAAGTAACATATTCTTTATTCATGTCATAAGTTGTTGACTTGCATCTACCGCTATTTTATCAGCCCTAGCATTAAATTCATCTTCATAATGTCCTTTTACCCATTCAATATGAAGATTTCCTATAAGACTTCGCTTTTCTTTAACAATATTATCAAGTTCTTGTAAAACATCTAAATTTGTATTTCTCTTATACTTTATACTTCCAATCCGAGAAGTTCCTATTGCATACATAGAGTCACTAATAATAGTCACATCTTCTATATAAGCTGTTATACACTTAAATGCAATAATGATAGCTTTAAGCTCCATTCTGTTGTTAGTTGTATTTTTATAGCCTTTAGATACTTCTGCAATCTTAGTAAGTTTACCATCTACTTCTTTTACAAATACTACTCCTACACCACCTTGGTTAAGAGCACTACTGTATGCACCGTCAGTATAAATTCTATATTTCAAGTTTCAGTTTTTTCTACCTGCTTACTTACTAAGAGATAAGAATCTCTTCCCAAGCAAGTTGCAATTCTTAATAAATCATCGTCACTTTCAACAACAATTTTATTTAAGATGAAGGTGTCCATTTCAGAAGGAACTATCATTCTGCCTTTAAGCTCAACAAACTTCTGTTTCCAGAATACTAATTGAGGTTTATAACGTCTAACATTCCATTTTATTGGAGTAAGCTGTTCATCAGGGTTACCTGCCTTGAATCCATCTGCTTCCATTTCTTTACAGACTTCTTCAATAAAGAATCCAAAATAATAAGCTCTAGCTACATCACCTTTAATGAATCCTTCGTAGTAATCATCATTGGCGTACATTTCCTCCATGAAACGTTGTCTCCATTTATCGCTCTTTTCTAATGTAATCATCTTGATGTAAATTTAAGTTTTACAAGTGGAGGGTGTCAGATTCGAACTGACGGACCCCGAAGGGCCGGCACGTTAGCAGTGTGCTGGTTTAAACCACTCACCCAACCCTCCTTACCATTAACCCAATAAGTCGGTTAACTTATTAAGTGTTTGTTCGTTTTTGTTGGCTACTTCTTCAAGAGCTTGTTTCTCCGCCAAAGCAGCGTCAGCTTCTTGTTGTTTGATTGCAGCTTGTTCTCTAGCTTTAGTAATTACTCCAGACAAGCCGGAAACAGTGTTCTTAAATACTTTCAATAAGTTGTCAGCAGATGATGCTAAATCGGCAGCAGTACTAGCCTTCTTTGAAATTAATGCCATAATCTTTATAAATTTAATTGTTAATATTAAGCGTATCCGAGGTCAGATTCGAACTGACACGAGCTTTGCTCATTGGTTCCTAAGACCAACGCGGCTACCATTTCGCCACTCGGACAAGTAGCAAGGAGTCTATAGTGGGCTGCAGGACGTCTAAATCCACAGCGAACTAAAACAATGGAAGATTTCGGGAGACTCCTTGCGAATATTTTAGTTGTGGGCTCTTAATAGCTCCCCATATTTGTAGTGATTACAATACCTATGTAAGTAGGCAATGTAGACGTACTTATCCTTTATTAAGTCATAGTGCTTTTGTTGAAAGCGAAGAACAGAATCTCTGTCTCCATTTAAAAATTCAACATGATACTCTGCAACTGAAGGATGCACAAAGATACTACTTTTAGTCGATTGTGCAAAGACAATCGCTATAAAAAATGTTAAAATTAAAACCAGTATTCTATTAGACTTTATAATGGTCATACAGCAATGAAATTAAATTTGGATTAATCCATTTCTGTGTGTCTATTGTTCTAAACAGATGCAGGAAATCACTCGCTACACGTTCATTGTCAAGATACCAGTCAATTTTATTTATCTCAATTTCAAGGTCTTTAATAGACCTCTCATCGGGAAGAGACTCACAAATTTCATCAATTCTGTTATTAAGTCTCTTGGAACACATCACCAAACAGATTAATACTGTTACTGCTCTTACAAAGTAAATTGCAAGAAATAAACATATAAAAAGGTTCATCATAAGCTCATTAGTTTTTCGTAAGCTGCTGTTAGTTCCTTAAATTTCTCTTCACTACCACCTCTATCAGGGTGATAAACAAGAACCAATTTCCTATAAGCTGCTTTAATTATTTTCTTATCAGTTGTTGGAGAGATTTGCAACATTGTGTAAAGAGAAGCGTAAGGATTAACTGTCTCTTGTTGGCGTTTAGCTTGTTCTCTTGAGAAATTATCCCACCAACTCTGGTATTGGTGATTAAACCCTGCAAAATCATCATTAAACTCAAATCCTTGATTACCATAGAATCTAGCTCTCTGATATGCATTTTCTTGTTTAACCCTTTCTCTTTCTCTTCTTTCACGCTCTATCCTTTCTTCCCACTCTCTTTGTGCTCTTCTTGCTGCTTCTTGTGCCTTTCTTATGTTTTCCTCTACTTTAGCGGGAATCTCATAAAATATGTGGTCGAGAGTTTTATCGGCAATAGTCCACAGAATACTAATATGGATGGGCTTACTAATAGCATACTTCATTCCAGCATCCCAGAGATTTCCTTTCACATTAGCGTATATGGAAATATTTTGCCGATTCTCTTTCAAACCTTTCTCTATAGCTTCTATGACAGCATAGAAATAAGGCTCTTTCTTCCATTCAAGAAGTTTCAGTACAGCTCTGAATTGAGGAATCCTTTCCCTATCAAGTTGGCTACTTAACAAATAAGCAAACCACTTAAAGTGATTGTACTTTTTCAATTCCGAGAAATTACACTTTATAAGGGAATGTTCAGGCTCAAAGTCTAATTCTTCAACAAAATGAGCTCCACTAAAGAAGCCATAATATTCAAAATCAATATTGTATTTCCTACAAGCATATATAAACGCTTTATCTCTACTTGTAATAATGTCTCTTTCCTCTCCCTCATTTAGATTAGAAGAGCCATTAAAGTATTTTAAAGAAATCTTTTTAAAAACATTCATTGTCTCATCTATTTAGTTGTTAAACGTGGGCCCCACCGGACTTGAACCGATAACCGCCTGATTATGAGTCAGGAGCTCTGACCGATTGAGCTAGAGGCCCAATAAAAAAGGACAGCTGTTAACTGTCCTTAGTTTTTACTCTTCAATTTCTTTATCATCGGATTCTTCATCCATAAGAATGATTCCTAGACCGACAACGTTGCCAAGTTCTTTTGGCAATGTGACTGCATCTTCTGGAAACCATTCGTTGTAAGTTTCAACAGCAATTTTCCAATCAACGAGAACATCACGAAGTCCGCTTTTCTTAGTATGGATAGCTTCAACAAACTGTTTCGGATTGAAGTCTTTATCTACCGGAGACAAAGATGTTGTGTTGTTGATTGATAAATCCATGAGGTTCGTTAACTCATTGATGAGTCTTTGAGCTTCTCTTTTGTAGGTGGCAATTACTTGTTCTTGTTCTGCCTTTACAATGTTAGCAATGTTAGTTGCGCGAGCGTTCAGCAATCCTTGTCCGCTGCGAGATAAGATACTTTTAAATTTCATTTCCTTACGTAATTTTTATTAAGATATTTTTTAATCAATCAAAAGCCAGCGATAATCAACTTTATCTGCATAGATAGCGTCAAATACCAGTTGTCCAAACTGCTTACATACATATAAAGCCGTTTCTTCATCCTTACAGGATAAAATCCCTACAT